GGACGCTCCCGCCCACGGCCGAAACTCACAGGAAACTGTATTTGCACTTGTTACGCTTCCGCTCGCTGACCCTCTTTTTACAGCTTTTTCCCGGCGAAGTGATCTTCGCCTGTTCTTTTGCACACTTTTGACTGTCCCCGCATCTCCTCGGCTGCTTCCAACCCCGGTCAGCCAGCCCTTAGAGCCTTAACTTAATGACATTACTGAGCATTGGTCTTGATTTCGTCCCATTTGGAGCCCAGCACCTCTTTGATGGAACTCCACTTTTCAGAAGCCGTGGTCTTAATGTTGTCCCACGCCTCAGATAAGCTTTCTTTAAGCGCCCCAACCTTTTCGCCAAAGAACTCAGTGATGGTGTGCCATGTTTCGGAGATGCCGTTGAAAAGGCCGGAAATTAGATTGACGCCAATCTCAGCGAACACAGTTGAGGGAGAATGAATTCCGAATAGTTCTTTAACGCCGTTAATAATGGGGTCAACCAGAAGCGATTTTAGCCAGCCCATCACCCCGCCAGATTCTTGGAATTTGTTCCACATGCCTTTGGCTAACCCGGCCAGAATTTGCATACCAACATCCAGGGCTCCAGACAAATCAACCGCTTTTAGCTTTGCGTTGATAAATTCGCCCATGAGGGTGCCCCATTTAGACAGCAAGGTTTCCCAATCTATGTTTTCCAGGAATGTACATATAGCTGTGCCGATAGCGTCCCAGTCGATCTGGTCCATGAGTTCAATCATGAAATCCAGCGCCGCCTCAATGCCGTCGCTAATGGTCTGCCCGAGCTCCGCCCAGTTCACATCTCGCACAAACTGATTGATCTTCTCCGCAATACCGTCGGCGATCTCCTTCAAATGCGGCTTTACGGATTCCAGGAAGCCCTTCACCGCCGCTACGGCCCCACTGATTGCCGCCGCCAGGATCTCGGTCAGCCCGCCGAAAATCTCCACCCATTGTAGGTTAATCAAAAAGTCGCCGATGGCTTTTCCAATCTCATAGAACAGCTCCGGGTCCAGCAACTGAGCCACAAAATATAGCGCCGCCGCGATACCGTCGCCGATGGCCTGCGCCAGCAGGGTCCAGTCCACCTTGTCCCGGAAGAATTCAATCAGCGCCGTGACAATTTCTCGGGCAATCCGGTCCAGCTCCAGCACGATGCGGTCCAGGAAACCCAACACGGCAGACACTGCCGCCATAAGCCCCGCCGCGATTGCGGACGTAACACCCGACAGCATGCCGTACCAGTCGAGATTGACCAGGAACGACGCGATCTGCGCCCCAATCTCGCCCCATGGAATTTTCTCAATAGTATTCTTCATTTCCGTGAAGAACCCGATCACGATATTGCTTGCCGCTTGGGCAAGCTGGGGCATATCCAGCCCCAGGAGGAACCCTGCCAGCGTTTCCAGCCCGATCTTGAACCCGGACCACAACAGCCGCCCGAACTCGTACCAATCAATTTCCAATACAAGCCCATTGATAAACTCAGCCAGCTTTTGGCCCAAATTGATCCAATTGAACGTATACAGGAAAGAGGTCAGGAGGTTTAGGGCAAGATTCAGCCCCGCGCCCAGGGCTTGTCCTAGCTGATGCCAATCGATCCAGTTGACCAGATCGCTAAACGCTTCCGCCAGGTCATGCCCGATCTGCTTCACTTTCTCCAGCACGCCGGGGAAGGTGAACATATCATAGACCTTTTTAGACCACTCGTTGAGCCAGCCGGCAAAGCTTTTTAGAGTATCCCTCAGTTTCGGGATGTTCCCCAGAATCTTGTCCAGAAACGCATCGAACGCCTCGCCCCAATCAGGGAACGGCGTGTTCTCATACTCCCAGTCGAACAGCGGGCCGGCGTCCACATCGACCCCACCGCCGCCCCCGGCGGATTTGCTGCCCTCCAGCTTGTTGATCTCGTCGAAGGAGGCCATTTGCATGGCCGCTTCCTCCGTAGCGTTTCCCGCCGCAGATGTGGCGTTGGCCTGTTCATACAGGTCTTTGGCGTTTTTTTGCGTTTGTTTCGCGGTTTTCCCGAACAGCACCGCTGTAAACTGGGCAACAGCTGCAATAGCCCGGGACAGTACATTTAGTAGCGTGGTCAATGCCGGGACCACCACGTCATAGATAGGCTGGAACGCGGTGAGCAGAACGCCTTTCAGCCGCTGCAGCGAGGCCGAAAACTGCGTATTCACCAGCAGATAAGCCCCCATCTGCTGGCGCACCATCGAAAGGCCTTTATAAATAACGGAAAACACAAGGGCACTCTTTACGGTGCGGCCCAATCCTTTCAACGACTTCCCGATGGAGCTAAACATTTTCGGGAACACGTTGATCTTGTCCAGCAGTTCCACCAGGCCCATGACGGCCCGGGCAAACGCCTTAACTGCCGCCTTGCCGAATTCCTTGACGGCTGTTACGCCCTTCCCAAGAGCACCCAGGAACGAGCGCATATTCTCGGTAATCTTCTCGAATGCTTTATCCGCTACAGCTTTTACTTGCTTAAGCGCAGCCAGCGCCGCCGCGGCTTTCGGGGAAATAGCGCTGATAGCCGCGCCTGCCCCCTGCAACGCGGCGGAGTCGCTGGCTTTCATGGCGGAAATCACCTTGCTGAGCACGGAATTCATTTTCGCTGCCGCCTGGGCTGTGCGGTCCGCCTGAGCCCCCGCCGCTTCCCCTGTATCTCCCAGCGCCTTCTGGTACTCCTTGAGCTCCTTTGTGATGGACGCGATCTTGGCAGCGTTTTTGTCATATTCCTCGTGACCAAGCCCGATGCCGGTCCCTTCTAGCTCCTTCTGTCGCTCCTTTAGCTCCAGAAGCTTCCGGTTCAAATCGACGATCCGCTGGTCTGCGACCTCGGCAGATGCCAACGCCTCCGCGCGGGCCTGATCCGCTGCGGCGATCTGCTGCTGGAGTGCCCCCGCCTCCGCTTTCTGGCGGTCCAGATCCTCCGTCGCGGTGACGATCTGAGCCTCATACCGCTCAACGGACTGCTCCAACTTGTTCCACTCCGTCTGCATGGCGTTGACACGGACACGCTGATCCGCCAGTTCCTCCGTCACGGACGGGATAAGCGCTTTGGCATCCTCCCGCTGTGTCATGCTGAGGCTCTTGTCCTTGGACCTGGCCCGAATGTCCGCCAGTCGATCTTTGATCTCTTGGCGCTTTGCCTTTTCCGCGTCCAACGCCATCATATCAGACAGGCTTTTTTTCCTCGCCTTATCCCGTTTGGAAGTTAGATCGGCGATTTTCCGTTCTTCTTTTTCGATTTTCTTTTTCAGCCCCGCCAGATCTTTCTCCAACTGCGCATTGTCCAGCGCGGTGGAAAAGGTGATCGAGCCGTCGTGCATACCGTTCGCCTCCCGTCATTGGAGCCACCGACTGAGGACGGCCTCCTCCAACTCCGTATATTTTCGCTTGAAGTCCACCAGATGCCGGTTGCGCCGATACCACTCCCGGTCCTGCTTGTCGAGCGCCTGACCCCGTGCCAGCCTGTCCCGAATGCGGACGATCTGAGCAAAAGTACAGTCGCCGATCTCATAGAACGCCGCCAGAAAGGTCCACCAGTGCATATACTCCACCGACCTGATCTCCTGCCCCATGACCCGGTTGATCGGAGCCACGATATAAGAGAAGTCCTGCTCCCAGTCCACCAGCCGCGGAGCCCTGTTGAGCGCATCCTCTCCGCCGCCATTGATAAACCGCAGGCACTGCCGCACGGCCTCATCGTAGTGCTCAGGCGGCATGTCATCAAAATCCGGGTAAAAGATCATCAGGGCCGCAAAGGCCCGCTCCTGTCCGTCCAGTTCCGGGTCCGAGAGGGCGGCGCAGATGTCCAGGACCGCCCGATAATCCGAGCGTATCTCGTACTCCGCGCCGCCCACGTTCACGCTGACCGGCAGAAGCTCCTGCCAGGGTGCGCTCATTTATGGTACTTGGATGTATACTTCTGGATGCGGGGATTCATGGCTTTCTTCTCCCGGACCAGGCCGCTGTCCAGCTCCTCCATGAGGGCAAACATCAGATTGCACCACACCGGCAAGCCGTCCGCCAGGGCGTACACATTCATGCCGCCGAACAGCGCCTCGCACACCGGCTGCCCCAGTGCCTCGTCGATCATGGCCCGCATCTCAGCATCCAGCTTCCGGGCGAAGTCGAACATCTGCCGGGTATCGGCAGACTCCTGTTTCACTGTGTTATAGGCATCCTGCTTTTTGTCCAGCGCGTCAAAGATGTTGAACAGCCGCTCCGCAAAGGCGGGGTCCGTGGGGTTAAACGTCACCTGTGCCCCGCCATTCAAATCATAGGACACCAGGCCGGTTTCAAATCTCAGCTCTTTCATCAGGGCTCAACCGCTCCTTTCGGGGTAAAGGTGATGGTGCCGTCCGCCGCCACAGTCGCGGTACCGATTTGCCGGGTCCCGCCAAAGGTAACGTCGATGGGCATGGTCAAGCTGCCGCCGCCCTCGCCGCCCAAGCCGGAGGGCTTCACCATGGACGCGGGATAGCGCTCCGCGAAGCAGTTCCCGCTCTCGTCCTCGGCGTACAGGTGGATGCGGAGCAGATCCTGATTGCACAGCGCCGGGGCGTCCTGATCCACCACAGCCAGATTCCACACATACTGCTGATACTCGTCACCGGCATCCAGCTCGCAGGGGTCAAAGGCCTGTGAGATCACCGGCTTCTTCATGGTGGTATAGATGTCGCCCAGGATGTCCTGTTTGCTCCCCTCGCCCCAGTCCATCTCGGCGGAACTGTCTTCCACGCGCTTGCCCAGCTTACCCCACTTGGGGGCGTCGGCGGTGCCGCTATTGCCGCAGCACAGGTAGAGCTTGCGGTCTGCGCCCTGACCGGCAGGGGTGTTGAATTTATACATAAAACTGCCTCCTCACATAAACCACGGGTCTTTTGTTGAAAAGACCTTTACAAATTGGACGGAAAGCTGAACCATGTACGTAGCCAGCCCCTCATCCTGGGCGTCGTACAGCACACCGTTCTGGGCCATAATGCGCTCCTGGCCGGGGGCATCCCCAAACACCGGGGCCAGCCCCAGCACCGACTGCTCCTGCACCCACTCCTGGAAGTCCATCAGCCAGTTCGCGTTTACCGCCGCGCCGGCATCGTCCCCAGGTGCTTTCTTGAAAACGTAGTACAGCCCGAAATTGTACTGGTTGGTAATCGTGACATTGCCCAGCAGGTCGGTTTTCCGGCTGACCTCCACCAGCCCGGATGGGAAAATACCACCATTGGCGGGAATTTGGTCGGTGAAGTCCACTCGAAAGGTCTGGAGGATGTCCGCCCGGGGATAGCTGCGTACAAAGCCGGTGATCTTCTCCAGCGCCGTCATCGCCCAGCCCTCCTGTTCACGTAGTCCTGGAGCTCCTGCCGCATCACATCGCCCTCGGCGGCCATGAGGCGGCGGTCCCAGAAGGGACCCGCTTTCGGGTTTTTGGTCTTGTCATACTGGATATTCCTAGCGCTGACCACTTTAGGCACACCCCTCCGGGAGCGCCAGCCGTTTGGCGTCAGAAAGCCCGCCGCATGGGTCACCGGGTGCACCATGACCTTGCCGTAGTAGAGCATTCTTGCGTAGGGCGCATCCACATGGATGAACGGCTCCTCCACTGGGCTTTGGACGATCATCAGCTTGATGGTGCCCCCGGAGCGATAGGGCATATACTTCTGGATACGCCGCTTGGCGTTTGCCGTATGGAACCGCTGCACATCCCTTTGAGCGGTGACTCCCAGCCGTTTCATGATCTGACGCGCGGGACCCATGTTTACCCTAATATGGCCGACGATGTTCACTTAACCACCCGCCTCCACATGGACCAGACGGCCTCTCCAATATTTCGGATCCACGTATTTCACCACTACCAGCCCCGGAACCTTGGACGGGATGAACCCCGACCACTCTTCCCGGGAGGTGATCTCCGGGCCCTCGCCCAGCAGCGCCTTGTCCCCCACTGCCACTGGAATCTCGGCGCAGGGAATCACCAGCAGGAAGCCGTTGACCTCCGTACTCACGGTCTTGGACACGTCCTGCACCTTTTTGAAGTCCAGGAACGCACCCTTCTCGATGACCCGGCGGGTGACGATATCTTTGCCGTCCCAGTGATAGAGAGTGACGGTCTGATTGCACAGACGGTAATCCAGGGGGTTCTCCCGGCGCTTCACACAGAACATCCGTCCGCCCCCCTGTAGGTGTCCAGATACCGGCGGGCACAGCGGTACAGCTCGTTTGCCTGCCCCCTGGGGCTCAGGTCCATGGACTGCGCCGCGGCGCCGCCGTAGCTGACGGACACGCTGCCGATAGAGACGGACTGCACCGGGCCGCCCTCCCCGCCGGCCAGCAGCTCAAAGCTGTACATGGCCTCCGCCATCGCGCACACCGCCCGTTCCTCCCCGTCTGGCATGTCCTCTGGGGCGGTCACGGTGTACATCCGCTTGTACCGGGCCAGTTGCTCCCCGGCGCGTGTGGAATACTCCGCCCACTCGTCCTGCCGGATTGCGTTCCCGTGGTATGTGTTCAGATAGAAGTCGTAGTCCGGCACAGCCAGCCACTCCCCTCAGTCCTTGGATAAGTGCGCCCGCAGCTCCTCGTTTGCCTTCTTCAGGGCTGCGTTCTCCTTTTTCAAAGCGGTATTTTCCCGCTTGAGGGCGGTGGCATCGGGCTCCCTGCCGGGGGGATTCAGGGGTTTCCCTGTCTTGCCGTCCACCTCAACATAGCCGGATTTCAGCATGTCCTCCAGGCGGTCATCCGCCACCCGAAGCTGCTTGTTGCCTCGCTGTACGGTTTTCATGCTCAGCCCTCCCCAACGTTGAACTTGAGGGCACCTTTCCGCTTGCTCAGCAGGAACACATCGTCATAGGACTCCTCAAAGTAGATCCACTTGCCCTCGCTGCCGGCGCTGGGTGGGTCCAACTGGGCGAAGGTGTACTTCTCCGGGGTGATGACTGCGGAGGGGTGGGCCAGCAGCATGTTGACCTGTTTGGCACCGGCCCCGGCCTTCCAGCCCTCGGTGAAGTCATAGACGGTCTTCATCAGGGTGGAGGGCACGTCCTCGATCTTGACCTCCTCCAGGGAAGACACTGCCCGCTGGATGGCCGTGTCGCCGTTCTGCATGATCCGGGTCAGTTCCTTGGCGTTTTTCAGCATGGACTTGATGGCCGGGGTGGTGTACAGAATGCGCCCCATCTTGGGTACGTTCGCCTCGTCCATGTCCACCATATTGCCATCGAAAACGGACAGGATGTTCTCCTTGGTCAAAACGGTGGTGTCGGCGGCGCCGCCGGCGGCCTCCCACTCGGCGTAAAGCTTGGAAACCAGGTAGGCGTCCATCTCGGGGAACTTCTGCTCCTCGTTGAACACCTTCGTGATATTCTGGATAGAGGCCACCTGGTTGGTCTCGTCGATGTCCAGGGGGTGGACCAGGGTGGACCACTTCCGATGGTTGGTCAGGGTCTTGGGCTCCCAGGCGTTGTCAAAGTTGCGTTTGGCCACGCCGACGGTATCGCGGTCGGCATCCACGCGCCCGGTGGTGGACAGGCTGGGGATCTGGATGGTATTGGCGCCAACCCAGCGGTACCGGGAATCATTCTCGGCGCTGCGCAGGGCGGCGAAGTGCAGGACATAGGGGTACGCCTGGGCAAGGGCCTGGGAATAGGCCTGCGCGTAGTTCAGTGCGGGCATAAGTCAGTCTCCTTTTCTCACTTATTTTCGGTCCCGTGGGCACGGATGCCCGTGAAGCCGAAGTTGAATGCGGCGCCGTCGGGGGGCGGCTGGGTCCCGGTACCGGCGGCGTAGGGGGGCGGGATCTCATCGGATTCGAAGAGATAGCCATTGTCCTTTCTCAGCCTCTCCAGGGCGGACTTGATGTCCGCCGCCTGGTTCTTGCTGGCCTTCAGGGCATCCACATCCAGCAAGGCGCGGATGGCCTTGTCGCTGCGCCCCCGGGCGGCGGTGACGGCATCCTTCAGCGCACCGTCAAAGGCCAGATCGGCCAGCTCCTGCTGGTGGGCTTTCTCTTTGTCCTCCAGATCCTTGGTGAGCTTGACCACCTGGCCCTGAAGATCCTTCACATCCACGCCATCAAAAGCTTGCAGCCCATCCTTTGCGGTCTGGAGCTGGGCCTTGATGGACTCGTAGTCCGCGAAGGGTTTCTTGGCCGCCTCAATGTCCCGGCCATTCTCCGCCATGATGGCGTCGATGAGCTCCTTGGGCAGGGGCGCCTCCCCCACCTTGAAGTTCTGCAAAAATTCCCTGGTCATGTATGCTCCTTTCTCAGCTACGCGTTTTTTATGTGGGTTGCCTCCACTGCTGCCCCGTAGTTTTACGACTTCGGGCCGGTCAAAAATAAAAGGGGCCAGCTGCCGAGAAATCCCCGACAGTTGACCCCAATGGTCCTCCGCAACGCCAATTCGCTACGTGCTGTATTTGATTGTCTTTTTGTCCTCCAGAACGATGACACGGTCACCCTTTTTGCGGACTACTGCGTCATTTCCCCGGCGGAGAATGGCCTCAATGGCTCGGATGAGCTTTTCGTCCATAAAATTCCTCTTGCAAAATTGGCAGAAAGTGTGTATACTAAGTATAGGACGTTGAGTCCCAAACCGGAAGATGATCCTCTGCCCGTATTGGCAGGGGCGGCACTTCCGGTTTTACCTTTTGTACCGCAGGATTTTTTTGAGTTCTTCTCTCGATACAATCAACACATCAACCGAATCAAGCGCCACACGTCGCATGCGCTGGCCCACAATATCCACTATTGCCTCAACCGACAGGTCACTTGCTGCAACATCCAAAATAAACCCACCTGGGCAAGCCTGGATCTGCTTTGCTGCCTCTCGTGCCGCGCGGTCAACAGAATTCTTTGAAGTAACTCCTTTAAGTTCCCAGCATCGGCCATTCCACAAATAATCAGGCGTCCTGTCGCCGGGTTCTTTTGATTCGGCCAGCAGTTTAATATCCCCGCCAAAAGTACGATGAATCCACTCCGCCATCTTTATTTCATCACGGTGGTTCTTGACTTTATAGCCATCATCATATGTAACAGTTCCTTGCCCCGGTGTAGCGGTACTCAGATACTCCTCCGTCACATCCCTCAATACTGCTCCGCTTGGAGTTTCCGCCTCTTGAACGGGCGTGGGCATTCCGGCCATCTCTGGTATCTCCTTCGCCTCATTTGGCTCCATTATACCAGAATCTATTGGACTTGCAAGGCTCTTACCGCTCTTCTCTCCAAACCCCGCAGCCTCGGTACGCTCATACTGCGTCCGCAGCTTAGCAGCCTCGGAGAACTCCCGGTAACGCTGGTGGAGGACGGTCAGCCGGGTCTTATCCTGCACCAGCTTCTTCTTATCCCCGATGGCCTCGTCCACCATGACCTTCCACTTCTGCGCCCGGATGGCCCGCTCCAGCCCGCGCTGCATCTGAGTGGCCTCATAGCCGGTGTAGTGCACCCCGTCCACCGTGACGCCCTTCTCATTGTCCGCGCGGAATTTTTCCAACTCCTCCGCCGTATACTGGGGCTGGTTTACCCCCAGGATGATGGGGAAGGCGGCATGGCCGCAGTTGAGGGTGCCAATCCGGCGGCGCAGGGAGTCGTTTAACGCCTGGTACGCCGCGTCCGGGTATTGCTTCCCTTGGATGGGTTCATGATCCGGGGCGCTGTTGGCGTGAGCGGTGATCTCCCAGCCGTCACACCCAAGCTGGTGGGTCATCTGGCTGATTTTCTCCTGCATCAGCCCCAGCCCGCCCATGATATTCCGCCGCACCGCGGCTTCCAGGGAAGTATGTACCCCGCTCTCGTAGTCAATGACCCGGACGCCCTTAGCCGCCAGCTTCCGGGTGGCCTGCCGAATCGCCTCGGTATAGCTGGCCGCCCCGGTGATTACCTGCTTGAAAGCAAAATCCGTACAGGTACGGTAGGCCACGGTCATAGGCTCCACCCTGCCGTAGGGCGTGGCAAAGCCCAGGGTTTGGGTCAGGTTTGTGAAATCTGCTTCCGCCAGTTCCACAGCAGCGGAGACGATCTGTTGGAGTGAGGCGTTATTCTCAAACTGGACAGCCTGCACTTGAGGAAATCTGCTCACATCCAGGCTGTAGCCGGACTGGGCAGCCTGGTACATGATCTTTCGGATCTCCCGGTGAGACAGATCCAGCCGCCGGCGCAGCTCCCGCTTAATCTGCCGTTGAGAGACACCCAATGTCTGCGCCCGCCAGATCTGATACGCCGCCGTGCTGGTCAGCTGCCCAGCCTCCGCGATGCGGCGGGCGATGTCCTGAAGAAGATAATCGTTGATGGGGTTGGTGATCTTTGCCGCCGTGTCCCGCAGGGCGTCGATCTGCTGGGCGGTGAGCATTACGCCTCCTCAGCCGCCAGCCGTTTCAGTTCCGGCATATATTTCGCCCGGATGGCCGCCAGGTCGGCTTCCGTTTCCGCCGGCATCCCAAACCGCCAGCCCAGCAGGTTTTGTCCTCGTCGTACAGGATCCCGTTGCCCCAGTCGATGGACACATCGTCCGGGTCCACGTCATGGGCGCCAGGTACGTGGTACATCTGCCCCAGTGCTCCGCACAGCCGGACGGCCTCTTTTGCCGCAGCTTCCCACATCTGCTGAAAATCAATGATACTCAGGTTATAGTCGCCAGCGCTGGACGTCACCTCGGTGGCGGTGCGCTCCGCCGCCTCCACCTCGCTGAGCAGGCCCCGCTTGAGGCCGATGATGTTCTCCGCCGAGCGCAGGTATTCCTGCTTCCTGGCCAGAAAAGACTCCTCTCGCAGCGCCGGGGAGAAGATGGTCAGCCCAACCGAATCCGGGTCATCGTCGATGCCTACAAATAGATTATCCTCCAGCCGCTGCCTGCCATCCCGGCCTTTTTTCAGCAGATCCGCCGAGGCGATGACCCGGGACTGCCCCCGGTCAAACTCTCCATTCAGCAGCGCCTCGTTGTGATCGATATTGTGGATCAGCCCCACCGCGGGGGCGTAGACGCTGACGCCGTCCTGACTGCCATCTACACAGTTCTCCAACGGCGTCTTCAGCCGAGCCAGCCCCAGCCCGCCCACAGGATCACGAAATGTATACTTTTCCGGCAATGCGGCATACCATGCCAGCGTGCCCAGCGGCACCGGGCGGCCCAGGCTGTTTTGAATCTCGGAGCAGTAGAGCTTGTTCTGGATGGTGAGCCGCCCGGCGGAATCCACCGTCCGACGCTCCAACAGCGTATACCAGCTGCCCCCCTGTGACGTATATTCCACCAGCCCCATATCCGTCGGTACGCCCTGACCATCCCGGCCAAAAATCAGCGCCTTGTCTCGACTGATCACGGAGAAAGAGAATTTGTTCCCCTCGGGGACTGGCTTCAGCCATGCCTCTCCGCCAACCAGGGCCAGCTGCATCGCTTTTTTTCGGACCGCTCCCAGGACATCCAACACCGCCTGCCCAAATTTGTCCTCGCTGCTGGCCTTGTACTCCCCGAAGGCCGTTTTGGTCAGCTTGTTGACGATGGTATAGGCAATGCGCTGGCAGGGGTCAGACTTCTCCGTGGCCTTCTGCTGGTAGTAAAGAAGGAACCACCCCCGAATGGCGTCCAGCATGGCGCTGGAGGTGCAGTCTTTTGCCTGGAACGCATCCTCAAAGCAATACGCGCCACGCAGTGCACTGAGAATACTCATGGCCTCACCCCATTCTGGATCACGATCCGGCGCATAGCCCGCATCCCGGCCTCCAGTCCGTCAATGTAGGCAGTTAGCTCCCGGATTTCCCGCGCCTGTTTATCCAGCTCGGCCCGCAGGAGCGCGTTTTCCCGGTAGACGGAATCCTTTGCCCAGGCGGGGAGGAAGCGCTCAAGCAGCCATGTCTTCAACCGTTTCATTTGCCTCTCCTCTTCCACACCGGCTCCAAAGCGTACCGGGTAGCGTCGATGCTGTGGTTTGCGGTGTCTGGGTAGCCCTCCAGGACTTCCCCGGTCTTCTCGTCCCGTTCATACTCGTACTCGGAAAACTCCTTGGCCGTTTCCGGGCACCGGGCCGGGTCGATGACAATGGCGGCCAGCGCTTGCAGCCACCGATTGCCATAGGCCACCGAATTGGGGCCCTTCTTCGCCTCCCGCATACGGAAGCCGTAGTCCCGGAAATCGCTCACATTGCGATCCCCGCCGCTGCCAGGATCCGCCAGGATCAGATCATCCATGTGGTGCCAGATCTTCTCCGCCCAAGCCGCGTTGGACTGCCGCCAGCCCCGGAACTCCTCATAGATATACAGCGTCCTGGCCCCGCTGTCGTAGGCACAGGCGACAAACTGGTTCGGATCAGGATACCAGCCCCAGTCCTGGCCGAAATAGCGATAGTCAAAGACGTCGATCTGCTCATCCGAGATGGGCTCGATCCGCAGGTTCTCAAACACCGCCGAGCCGCTGCCCACCACCTCGCCCAGGTACTCGTGCCAGTACGCGGTTTCGTTGGTCTCCTTTAGGTGCTTGGCGTCCGCCAGAAACCGGGGGCCCAGCCACGCCTCCGGCGTAGTCAAATAGGCGCTGTGGTGCACCATCCGACCGGCCTTGGGCTCCAGCACATATTTGTTGGCCCAGTTCCGGGCCATGGCGGGGGGATTGAAGGATTTGAAGCAAAACGAGTATGGACCGCCACGAAACAGGGACTGCTCCACATTGCGCACCTGCTCCGGGCCGTCAAACTGGTCCAGCTCCTCGAACCAGGCCAGCCCAATATAGCCGAACGGCACCTTGATGGATTTGAGCTTCCCCGGGTCATCCATGCCGAAAAAGAGAATCTTCTGTCCGGTTTTCAGGTAGGTACACTCCATGGGGCTCACCGTGCACTTGAACTTGCCGGACAAGCCCAGCTCGGCAATCGCCCAGCATATCTGGGCATACACCGAGGTGCGCAGGGTATTGCCCACCTTGCGCATCACAACGGCATGGCACTCCGGGTGTTGGAGCACCAGCAGGATCAATTCCACCGATATGTAGGACGATTTTGCGCTGTCAACGCCAACCTGAAAATGTCGATTTTCGCCGAAACGGAATGCCGTTTTTCGGCGGTCAGCATAGCGGTGTATACAGCCCTTATACACCACTTCACTTGCCGTTTTGAAG